TTAGACGGTAACATCTTTATCTACTATGATGGTGCGCACCTTTACCACATCCCTGCCGACAAAATTACAATACATGGAGACCCTAAAACTTTTGTTGAGAAGTATACTTATAACGAAGTAGACTACACCCCACAAGAGATAATACACATAAAAGAAAACTCTTTCCATGACCAGTATAGAGGAGTCTCACGTCTCAAGCCCGCTGTTCGTACAATGGCTTTGATGACAAGTATGAGAGCTTTCCAGGATAACTTCTTCAAGAATGGAGCAGTACCAGGTTTAGTACTTAAATCCCCTAATACTCTATCTGAGAAAATTAAAGAAAGGATGTTACAATCCTGGCAGATACGATACAAGCCGGATGCAGGAGGTCGTAGACCCCTGATCCTCGATGGTGGCATCGAAGTGGACTCAATTTCAAATGTCAATTTCAAAGAACTTGACTTTCAGATTGCCATTGCAGACAACGAAAAGATAATATTAAAGGCAATAGGAGTACCTCCTATTTTGCTCGACTCTGGTAATAACGCAAACATACGTCCGAATATGAGACTGTACTATTTGGAGACTATACTTCCTATCGTTAGGAAACTCAACTTTGGTCTCGAGAGATTTTTTGGCTTTAGTATAAAGGAGGATGTTACAGATATTCCTGCCTTACAGCCAGAGCTACGGGATCAATCTCAGTACTATACTTCTCTAGTGAACGGTGGAATTATAACCATTAACGAAGCAAGAGAACAACTAGGCTTTGAAGCTTTAGAAGGGCAGGATGAAGTTAGAGTCCCCGCTAACATAGCAGGGTCAGCAGCAAACCCCGATGAAGGCGGAAGGCCCGTGGAGGAGCCAGAAGAATGAAAAGAGTTAAAGCAAAGAATTTACACGAGAAGCATAAGCATATAGCTTTGAAAGGTTTAGCGGCAATTTCTGTTAAACAAGGGTACCTTATAAGCCAAGAAGAAGCCTGTAAAACCAAATGGTTTGAAGCCTCCTACCTTGACGATGAGGTATGGTCTAGCTCCTGGGATAGCATAGTTTGGGGATTAAAGTCTCTTACTCCAGAAGCTGCGGACTTAAAACCTAAAGCTAAAGCAGCCCCTAAGGTTAAAAAAGAAGGGCTAGGAGGAGATAATGGAAAAAATATTTAATCTTACCTCTACTTTTAAGTCACATACTGAGGATGATGGAAGTATCATGATCAAAGGTATGGCGAGTACAGCAGACTTTGATCGCGCAGGCGATTCTATTTCCGCTGACGCGTGGACTAAGGGTGGACTAAGTAACTTCGAAAAGAATCCTATTATTCTTTTCAATCACGATTATAACCGACCCATTGGCAGAGCTACAGGTTTAAATAGCACTGAAAATGGATTGGAGCTCACTGCAAAAATCAGCAAGTCTGCTGGTGATGTAGCTGAGTTAGTTAAAGACGGTGTTCTTGGAGCCTTTTCTGTTGGTTTTCGAGTCAAGGACGCTGATTATTTAGAGGAAACCGACGGATTAAGAATAAAGGACGCTGAGTTGTTTGAAGTATCGGTAGTATCGGTACCGTGTAATCAATCAGCTACTTTTTCACTAGCGAAATCTTTTGACTCTATGTCAGAGTACGAGGATTTCAAAAAAACTTTCACTATTAGTGACGGGACGCAAGTCCAAAAGGAGATACAAATGTCTGAAGAGACAACTCAACCCGTTGACTTGGAAGCTTTTGCTAAAAAAGTAGCTGAGGAAACTGCTGCTAAAATCGCAATGAAGCAAGCCGAGCAAAAAGCAGCCGATGTGGCTGTACAAAAAGAACTTGATGAGAAAGCAACTGCAACTGCAGACGCCAAAGCTCAGCAAGAGGAAGAAGTTAAAACCGCAATCATATCAGGTGTAGAATCAGGTTCTACGCGCTTGGTAGAAGATATGCAAAAAGAATTTGAAGCTGCAAAAGCAGACGAAATCTTTGAGCTTACCAAGAAATTTGAAGGCGAAGTTAAAGAGAAGGCTGACGAACTTGAATCTATGCGTAACAGCAAGTATGAGTTCTCACACAAGTCCCAAGAAGTTTATGGTCGCGAAGTACTTGAAGCTAAAGTATACGGCGCCATCACTGGCAAAGGCTGGAATTCTAGCTTAGGTCAGGAAGTAACTGAGAAGGCTACTTCTTTTGGTGCACAAACCACAGCCGGTAATCTGGATATTACTGTAACTCAGCAGTTTGAAGAAGAAGTTAAACTCGAAACTAAGCTCATGGGCTTGTTCCGAGAAATCGCTGTTACTTCAGGTGCTACAGTAATGCCTTTCGTTGCGGATGTTAATCCTGCAACTTTCGGAACTACCTACAATATCGATACTCCTAACGACCGTTTGGATACAGTTGGTGGAACTAACGGCCAGTTCGACGTGGCTAACCGCGTACTGAACACTCAGCGTCTCGCAGCAGGTCAGATGATTGATAATGATGTGGATGAGACTTCTTTGATCTCGTTTATCCCCATGATTACTTCAAGCCTTGCACGCGCACACGGTGTAGCAACTGATCAGGCCATTCTTTATGGTACTGCAGGTGTTATCGCTGGTATCGCTGGCGGAAACGGTTCTGACAAAGGTACTGGTCTCCAGTCTGCCCCAACTACTGTGCTTGCACAGCTTGATGGATTACCTGTTTTTGGTACTGCTATGTTGGAAGCCGGTCGCGCTGCTATGGGTAAGTATGGTATTAATCCTGCTGACCTCGTCTATGTTGTTTCTATGGACGTGTACTACGATCTTCTTGCAGAAGATGGTGATTTCCGAACTGTTGATAAAGCAGGTTCTGACATCGCTGCCAATATTAATGGTATGATGGGTACTGTCTTTGGTTCACCAGTTGTTGTCTCTGCGGAGCTCAACCCTGCTAACCAAGGTACTGCTGCACTTGTTATTAATACAAGCCGTTTTGTTATCCCACGTCTGCGTGGCGTAACAATTGAAACGGATTACGAAGTTGGACGCCAGCGCAACATTCTTGTTGCTAGCCAGGCACTGGGCTTTAAAGCTCTCGAAGGCACCAATGGTGCTCGAGGCTTGGTTCTTACAGCTAACGCGTAATAGATTACTTAGTAATCATGGAAATTGGGGGAGTTCTCTCCCCCAGTTTTTATTAATGGACTTATGGCTGATTTAATAACATTACAAGATTATAAAGACGCTCAGGGCTTATCTACTCCAAAAGAGGATTTAAAGATAAGCACTACGATTCCGTCTGTAAGTCAATTAATAAAAACTTATTGTGGGAACAGTTTTGTAGACTTCTATAGCTCTGCAAAAACTGAAGTGCTCAATGTAGATTGGGCCACTCATATTGTACAACTTACAGAAAGCCCTGTTGTAGCTGTTACTAGCGTACAAGAGAGGCTTAGCTACGACACCCCTTATAGCACCCTGACTACTGGAGGCTACGAGTACTTTCTAGATAATAACACTGATAGTTTATTTCGAACTACCTCTGGAGGTTATCAGAACTGGGCAAGGGGCGTTGGCGCAGTTAAAATTGTATACACTGCAGGATACAGTGTAGTCCCTGCTGACTTAAAACTGGCGGTAATCGATTTGATTACTTACTATATTAAGGACGAGCATAAAGAGAGACGAACTATTGCAGGAGCAAGCATACAGAATGCTAGTAGCTCAAGCCAGTCTAACAATGTGGCGTTTCCAGACCACATCAAACGAGTATTAGACTTGTATAAAAACTTTTAATGTCAGCTCAGAACTTAGACGTCTTCTTACGGAAGCTACAGAGCGAGATGGACAGAGACGACCGTAAGAAGAAGAGTGGAGGCCCGTCACAAGCACACAGAGTAGGTGAAGTAGATTATAAAGCCACTACCATTACGTATAGAGAATTTGACCTCATGCATGCCCTAGACTCAATAGGGATGTCCGGTAAAGGGGGAGGCTTCGAAGTAGACTATACGCACTTAGTGAGTGACTTAAGCGCAAACATGCGTTTATCCTTTGGAAAGTATGCCAAAACTAATAGAGACGCTATACTAAGCGTTGGAGCAGAGGGCGAAGTTACATTAAGTGTTCTTGCAGTAGCTAAGGAAGCGAAAAGTAACTATAAGACTGTAGTAGGTTTATATGATGCCGAGATAGCGCACTTCTATACCGCGTTCTTAGCCCTCATAGATAAACCTGGAGGTCTTGAAAGGTACAGCGCTTCTTCAAAGAATAAAAAGACAGGTAAGAAAGGGCAAATGGTCTCTATGCCTAAACCGGGTGGAGTACTCGTAGCTGCTCATGACGTATCTAATATTGAACATCAGGTCAGCGATGCAGTTTTTAAAGCCATGGAAGACACTAACGCACTAATGGGAAAGACACCCCCTTCTGTCATAACGGAGCTAGAGAACCTTACGGGCAATGGTGATGCTCAGTATATATTAAGTATAATAAAATCAGGTAAGAAGGGAGAAGTATCGCTAGCTATTAAAAGTTACCTGGAAAATGCTCAGCAAGGCGGAGGGGCTGAAGGCGAGATCGGTAAAAAACTCCGGAAAGCTATAGTAAACTTGCAAGAGTACTTATCAACAGTAGAAGGCTCCGATAGTTTAGTTGGCTCTCACAGAAAGAAATTAATAAAAGAATTAGTAAAGCCTTTTATGAATAAAAAAGGTATTACAGTTAAGCATGAAGACTTTGTAATTAAAGAAAATACTAATAAGTCAGAGCTAAAAAAAGCTATGGGTAAACTTGTTATAGTTGGCGCAGCCAAAAGAAAGCTTCCTATAGCTAAAAAAGCTGTAAAAAAGAAGAAGCAAGGTAGGGTCAAGCCACCTCGTATGGGGCTAAAGAATCTACTAGGAATATTAAATGCAAAGCTACCAGAACAAGTAGCAGCTAATATGGGCAGCCCCAGGCTGAATAGTAGAACAGGTAGATTTGCGCAAAGTGTAAGGGCTGTAGATGTTACGGAAACAGCTAAAGGATTTCAGAGTGTAGGCTATACGTACGCTAGGCGGCCGTACGGAGTTTACGAAAGCACTAGTGGCAGTCGATTCGCAGACATCGATAGAGATCCTAGAACTTTAATTGATCTTTCTATCAGGGAGATCGCAGCTCAATTTGGTTTAGGTAGATTGTTCACTAGGAGACTTTAATGACAGCAAGAATTTACGCATCTAGAAGAAAACGTATTATTGATGCCCTTGTGTCTAAGTTAAAGACGATTAACGGTCAAGGCGCATTTCTAACAGACGTCGGAGAAAATGTACATCCTAGAATGAAGTTCTGGGATGAAGTAGATGAATTTCCAGCACTACACTTAAATGCGGGAAGTGAGACACGAGAGTATCAGTCCGCAGGAGTACGAGACAGGTTTTTATCAGTAACAATACGCTGCTATGTACAAGAGGAAGATGCTCAAGAAGCCTTAAACGAGTTAATGGAAGATGTCGAAACTGTCATCGAAGATAATTCAAGATTAACGTATACAGACAAACTTAACAATGTTTTTTATACGCAACAAATCACGGTCATCAGTATTGATACTGATGAAGGTGTGCTCGAGCCTTTAGGAGTAGGTGAAATACTTTTAGAAGTTCGTTACTAAGAAAATCCTGGCACGAATAAACATTCACGACCAGTCTTTTCAAGATCATAGGGAGAATATACT